AGGGGAATCATTTTCTTCTTGGTCATACGTATATCTCCGTCTATGACGCGGGTGTGCGTCGTTATGTGTAAGTACCCCTACCCGGATGGGCAGGGGTAGGTGGGTTACGACTCAGGCTCAGGCTCAGGTGCATTTACCTGGGTACCATCCACATCGTATATCGCGAGTAACCCTTTCTCTTCATCATATCGCAGGTCTGCTCGGGCGTANTTCTTATCGGCGAGTTCGAANTACTCTCCGACTGTCGTAGCCTCTGCATATACCTCATATCGCGACCAGGCCTTGCCTGATGGGCGTTTGGGATTGCTCGCATACTCGATCGCTGTGTCCGAGTCTACCTTCACTGCATTTATCAACATTTCCATTTTCATTCTCCTTGAATGGAATTTCGGAATCACCGGATTGGCTTTTCCTGGGGAGTATTATACAACGTAGGCTTCCAATGTACAATTAAATGTTTTTATATGCGTATAAATTCTATGAATATGGTATTGCAAATCAATAACTTAGGATCAAAAAATAACCGAAAAAAGTTTGCCTCGCCTATGTGCGTGTAGACACAGGTCGTCAGTGGGTCGACGACCTGTGCGTTTGAACATAGCACGCGCACGCGTAATACCTCTTAACTCAGCCCGCGCACGCGTAATACCTCTTGGCTCGGTGGAGAAGAGGTATTACGCGACGGGGGCGGGCGCGTTATTACGCGACGATGCTAGGTTGGGAGAGGTATTGCGCGAACGCACGTGCACGTCATCGTAGGCGCTATACCAGATGGCACGTGGACTTTGGCGGGGCGTATACTGTTGATATATGTACTGCTCGCAATTTAGGGCTCCAGGGCACTGACACATGCAGACTTGCTCAGTTCTAAAATTTAGGGCTCCAGGGCCCCGACACAGGCAGACTTGTTCAGTCCTAAAATTTTTAGGGGGGACTTAGAGGATCACATACAATGTTTCGGCTAAATTAGATTTATTTCATCGAAACTGTGTACACACGGCCGAAGAAGTGTTATAATAGATATTATGGAGAATATAAATTACATGGCATCACCAACGGCTGGCAAGTTCCACCGCGATGATAGCTTTGTACGTGGGCTTATCGGACCTATCGGGTCAGGTAAATCCGTCTCCTGTTGTATAGAAATCTTTAAGCGAGCTTGCGAGCAAAGAACTCACACTGACGGAGTCCGCTATTCTCGTTGGGTTATTGTGCGTAACACTTATCGTGAGCTCGTTGATACAACTATGCAAACTTGGTTTGACTGGTTCCCTAAGGGGCTAGGCAAATGGCGTGCTGCTGATATGAAGCACACAATAGAATTTTCTCTTGGCGATGAGAGTGTCGTGCACTTAGAGATTCTGTTCCGAGCACTTGACAGACCGGATGATGTAAAGAAGCTTCTCTCTTTAGAGTTAACTGGCGGATGGATTAACGAAGCTAGAGAAATTCCAAAACCGATTCTCGACATGCTCATCGGCCGTGTAGGTCGATACCCATCTAAAAGGTATGGTGGTGCTTCTTGGTACGGCGTAATCAACGATACCAATCCACCTGACACGGATCATTGGTGGTACCGTATGTTTGAAGAGCAACAGCCAGAAGGATGGAAGGATTTTCACCAGCCCTCAGGAGTCAGCCCTGAAGCCGAGAATGTCGAGAATCTTCCTGAACACTACTATAAGCGCCTTTCTTCTGGTAAGGACCAAGAGTGGATCAACGTATATGTTCATGGCAAGTATGGTTTCGTACAGGACGGCAAGGTTATATATGCAGAGTACAACGATCAGCTCCACTGTGTTCATGATTTAGGGCTCTCCGAGAAGACTAATAAGGTTATTATCGGTGTTGACTTTGGCCTCACTCCTGCAGCAGTGATCGCACAGATAGCTTCAGACGGCCAAGTACAGATTATAGACGAGATCGTAACTGAAGACATGGGAGCNGTCCGCTTCGGTAGGCGCATTAAGGAACTGATCATAAGCAATTATGACAATCTCCCTATGGAAGGATATGGCGACCCAGCAGGGGAACAAAGAAGCCAAGTTGATGAGCGGACTCCTTTCTTTGTATTAGAAGCTCAGGGTGTCTTCCTACGACCTGGGCCAACAAATGACTTTACGATTCGCAGGGAATCAGTAGCTAAATTGTTGACTACTCTAACTCTGCTTGGTCGCCCCCAATTAGTAATAAGCCCAAAATGCAGAATGCTCAGAAAAGCTATGGCCGGCGGTTACAAGTATCGCCGTATTAATGTATCTGGTTCAGACAAATTCGCTGAAAAGCCAGACAAGAATATGTATAGTCATGTGGCTGAAGCTCTCCAATACTTGTGTACTGGATTAGGACATGGATATGAATTGCTTAAAAGAGCTGAAGATGAGGTTCCTAGAATGCATCAGGCTCAGGATCACAACTATGACCCTCTCGCGAGAGCTGCATGATTACCTATCAGACAATGGATTATGCAGATATTCCAGCGGTAATCTCTCTTGGTTCTCTGATGCACCAAGAGTCTAGATACTCTCAATGGCCATATGACGAAGATTACTGTTCGGATATAGCTGATAGAGTTATTAATGAACCAGACAACTTCTATAGCAATATAGCTAAAGAAAATAATGAGATACTCGGCATGATGTTTGGGATGAGGACTCGTCCTCCATTTTGCAAAGCTGATATAGCTACAGACTTATTGCTATATGTACACCCAGAAAAGCGCAATGGTTCTATGGCAGTACGCTTAATTAAAGGGTATGAGCGTTGGGCTAGATACCAAAATCTTTCAGGGATTCAGATTGGAGTAACAACCAATATCAATCCCGAAAGAACAGCTAAATTTTATAACAGACTGGGATACTCCTATTCCGGCTACTTAATGACAAAGGATTAAATTATGTGTTTTGGATCAAGTTCCCCAGCCCCAACTCCACCTCCACCCCCACCACCTAAGCGTACTGATCCTGAGGTTAAAGAGGCCTCAGCTCGAGAAAAGAAACGTCTGTCTGCCCGCAAAGGTCGGTCAAGTACTATGCTAACCGGTGGGTTAGGTATAACCGATGATGCTCCAGTAGCTAAGAAGACTCTGCTTGGGTCATAAAAGATGAGTGTTTCCAAATACATAATTCAGCGATTTGGTGATCTCTCAGGAGCTAGAGGAACTTGGGAAAGTCACTGGCAAGAAGCGGCTGAATTGACTTTCCCTAATCACCCTACCTTTACAGGTGAGGAATCTTCAGGTTCGAAGAAAGGATTAAAAGTCTATGATTCTACAGCGATTCACGCTGCTGAGATTTTAGCCGCTGGGCTACATGGAACACTCACTAACCCTGCTTCAGAGTGGTTCACGTTGCGCTTTGAAGATGAGAAACTAAATGATTCACGTGAGTCTTCTCTTTGGCTTAAAGGCGCTGAGAAGATTATGCGTAACGAGATACAGAATTCAAAATCTGCTTTCTCAACTCACATCCATGAAATGTATCTAGAGTTTGCCTCTTTTGGTACTGGAATCCTATTTACTGGCGAACAGAGTGATAAAGATGGGGTCTTATTTAAGTCAATCCCTCTCTCAGAGGCGTATATTGCGGAGAACAAAGATGGCAAAATTGACACGCTATACCGGACCATTAATATGTCTGTCCGTCAAATCATTCAGAAATTTGGTGAGAATGCTTCTGACAAAACTAAAAAGCTTTTTTCTGAAGGTAAAGTCGATCAGCTAATCCAGGTACTTCATGCTGTCGAGCCAAGAACAAAACCATTTAAGAAAAATGAAACTCTTCCTTTCGTTTCAGTCTATGTAGAAAAACCTACTAAACATGTTCTTAGTGAAGGAGGTTTTAGCCAATTCCCTTATTCAGTGCCTAGATTCTATAAGGCATCTGGCGAAGTATATGGTAGAGGACCAGCAATCACTGCCCTACCAGATATTAAGATGCTGAATGAAATGATGAAGACCACGATTAAGGCAGCTCAGAAAATCGTTGATCCTCCTCTTCAAGCTCCAGATGATGGGTTCCTTGGTCCTATCCGCACAGTACCAGGTGGAATAAACTATTTCCGCCGAGGTAATACTGACCGTATTGAGCCTTTAATGACTAACGCGAACATTCCTATCTCACTTG